ATTTTCTTTGATATTCCCTTTTACTTTCACAACATCCCACTTCTCTTTCTCGACCTCGTAGCCGTCCAGCCAAGCTCGGGCGAAGAGGTCTTGGTTGCTCGTCTTTTTAATCCATAATATTAAATCGAAACTTTGGTTGTTTTCTTTCATAAAGTTTGGATTCATAGCAGTATATAGACTAGTTGTTAAATGTTCTTTACAAACCTCAATCCAATCTGCCACAAACTGCGGTATTTTGACTGGTTTATTCAATTCCTGCTTATTCATCTTAGTTTCCTCCATAAATCAAATAAACTGCAATAACTACCTGAGCCATGCTTGGCGAATAGCCAACCCAATCATCAAACTCCTTAGATTTTGGTAACCAATCCTTGGTAGCTCCCAAATCATAGTCTGTAGGCTTTTCATCAGCGAAGATACATTCCATCACTCCCATAAACGTCATGCCATCTTCTGTCATTTCCCAGAAATAGTCCGCTCGGTCTTTCACTGCTTGTGGTAAATCTTGCTTGGGAGGTTTCGGCTTCCCGTCTTCTACCGTCCAGTTGTATACTGCATTAACTTTTTTCTTTAAATCTTCCATCATCTTCGCTTCCTCCAACTTGTTTTTAAAAAATCCAGCTCTTGCCCCTCATGGCTCAAAGACACAAGAGCTAGCAAATTCTTTATACGTCATTCGTCCAAGTCTGACGCATATTCTAGCTCGCTTTTAACGTGGTTCGCGGCACGTTGATTTTGTTGCTAAGTAATAGCAATCTACCGCACCATAATCAAACCTCACATCGTCTTTTCCGATATATTTTTTGAATCTTGGTCTGGTAATGCCTGAGAAAGCCCATTGATGGTCTTTCATCCGTTCGATAAGCTCATCCACATTGTTAAAACTTCCAAGGAAAAACTTGCGGTGCCCGTTGTAGACGAAGTAAAGATTTAACATCACTCCACCTCGACGGGGTAAAAGTTCCCAAAGGAACCCCTCAATGCCTTACCAACCTGTACGGCTGCCCCACGAGAAACAAACCGCATGGCTTTCTTCTCCTCAGAACATGAAATGTCCAAGCCAGTCACACCGATAACAGCGGACATCAGAAAAGGCTTATCCTCTCTTGTCCCATGCTTTAAAATAAACATCAGCCACCTCTGTTCTCAAGCCTTTCAAGTAATTCACGTTTCCGTTTTTCCAGCTCTTTCTTATCCTCCTCGCTCGTGGTATTCACATAGTTAGGTTGAGACCATTCAGGAACGTTGGATTTTGCTTGTCCTGAGCGGTTGTAGTTCTTACTCTCTTTATATTTACGGTCGTCCTCATCTACCTGTTCAATTGTTGTGAAACCCTTCTTTTTCCAATTTTCAAGAATGGCAATTAGATAATTGAAACTTGGTTTGTGTGATCCGGAAGTTTTCTCTACTGCACGGTTCAACATATCAAAGCTCATTCCATCAAGTCCTACATAATCAAGTAACTGTTGATGTGACTTATCAGTTAGATGGATTCCGCTATGTTTCAAATTTTCAGAGAGGCTGGAACTAATCATCACCTTATTATTATTTATCTCTATATCTTTATCTAATTCTTTATCTAATTCTTTATCTAATTCTTTATCTAGTGCGTTACCATGCGTTACTGTAACGTTACCTGTAACGTTACCAAGAGCAAGATTTTTCTGTTTTTTACGGTATTTGGCTACACGGTTGCGTGTCTGTTCCTTGATTTTCTCCATTCCGTCAACGTTTTGATGTTTTTCCCAATTTGGCAAGCTAATGATACCATCGATAATCTCAATCATCCCAAACTGTTCAAAAACTCCAATAGCCATTCTTACTGTATTCAATGGTCTACGAAAAATAGTAGCTAACATTTCATCTGTATAGTGAACCTTATCAGTCATCATCAACAAACCATTACTGTTATGTTTTCCAGCAAGTGTCAAAATCTTAAACCATATCACTAAGATGGCATCAGGATCAGGCAAGGCATCAATCAGGCAAATCTTTTCATCGTCAAAAATATCCGTTGTGATTTTTATCCACTTGATTTCAGACATACCGAGCCCCCCACTTCCTACGATTCGCACGGTATTTCATCCGCATATCCTCATAGATGTACCTGCCTTCTAACTCTAGTTTTTCAAGCTTGATCAGACGATTTTGAGAGACCACATCATGATAGTCCTTTGTCAGTTTTTCAAAGTCCTTAACAATTTTTTCATAGTCCTTTGTTAATTTCTCATAGTCAGTTATGTATTCTTTGACTAGTAATAGATTTTTGTAATCATTTTCCCAAATCGTAATAAAATGTCTTGAAGCTGATTCCCTTCCTTTCAGTTCTTTAACAATCATAGTCAGGTTATCCAGCCATTCAATCAATTCTTCCATTTCCTGACCTCCTCACTTCAAAATGTGCATTTTAGGTTCTGGCAAGGCTAGAGGTTCTGGTCGTAAACCTACAGGCGGTTCGTTGTCATATGTGAATCCTTTGAACTCTCTGCGAATATTCTTGCGAATTTCTTGCCATTTGTCCTCTCTACCACGTTCGTATGCATGGTTATAGCCTTGGATAATCATAGACGCAAATTCTTGCTCTTCTCGTCTCTCTTCTTCCTCTCGTTGTTCCTGCAATTTGATATGACGGCAAGCCCCTGCAAATCCAATCAGCAGGGCTCCAACGCCCATTAACTGGTCTAAAATCGGTGGTTCAAACATTTTTATCTCCTTATGCTCTTAATTTTCGTACTTCTTTTTCTAACTCTAAAATCTCATAAACATCATTGATATCGTACATAATATCTTTCCCTTGCTTACGAAATCTTAATCCTTTACGTTCTAACTTCTTAATATAGCCATGAGTGAAGCCAAACTTCTTCATCAAAGCCTGTTGATTGATTGGCATGCGATCATTCTCTAACTGCTCCTTGACCTGCTTTTCAGCAAAGGCCAATAATTGATTCGTGAACAATTCAGCACTTTCGCCATCCAATCGTAATTGTAGCGTTATACCTTCCATTTTTTACATCCTCTCAACTATGCGGGCAAGCATTTTTGTGATATAATGGTTTTAATAATTTAAGTGTGCGCCTGATTTCCGTCAGGCTTTTTTTGCGTTGTTGTCAAACTGTTTTACTTTCCATGGCCCTGAGTTCAATCTCATGGCTGACTTGTTTCAATAGCTTCTCACACGCTATTTTAGCTTCTCTGTACGTTGTGGATTCGCTGATGAAGTAATCAGCAAGTTCGATGATTTTATCTTCCATGCCTACCCCTACGCTTGACTAAATGCGTTCAGTTCCATAATTTTCATCTTAGTGTTTGTGCTTGGCTCCCACGTCATCCAGTAAGCTAGAGCGGCATCCGCATGCTTCTTGGGTAGCAAGTCATAGCGACTAATATTAAAATGATCCTTGAAATCAATCTCAGCTTGTCTAAATACCGACTGAGCAAAAATCTTATCAGCATAAGCTGGGCTATCAATACCACCCAGACATGCCACAACCCTAGCCTTACGCTTCTTCAAGAGCGACTGAGCATAGCTTGGATGAATCGGTTGCTCACTCTTGAGGTAGTCGATATCTTCCAGCATGCTAGTCTGTTGCTCACGCAATTTCTTCTGGCCAGTAAACAGAGCGATAAAGGCATCCTCGTCTAAGTCCTCACGAATAAATCCGCCCTGCTTACGAATAGCTGGCAATACCTCTGATGTCACCCAGCGCTTGAACTCTTTAGCTTGAGGCAACTTGCTGGATAAGATAAGAGAGTAGAGACCAGATTCGTTGATGATGATTGTTTCTTGTACCCTTCCTAAATTATCTGCGAGGCCCTGTTTTAGGGCGTCATCTTCATCAACATGAAGAGCAATCGCATTTCTAGCCTTGCTATATCCTAGGATATCCGCTACATCCTTACCGACAAACCAAGGCTCGTCATCAATTGTCAAAGTACGGACTTCCTGCCCGTGAAAATTAAAAATTTCGTTCATAATGTTCCTTTCTAAATTTGGTATAATGAAATAAAAACAAGAGGTGAATAATCGTGTATGTATCTATAAAACCAACTGGAGATTTCTCAACCAATTTCACACTTAGTGATTCCTGTAAAATCTGTAAAAATATTACTTGTCCAACAGTTGTGAACGAAACAACTCAGAGTATAGATAACGATCACTATCGATTTTGCGCAACTCGCTATTGTCAACAATGTAATCATTATTTTGTTGATGAAATCGAAGTTACAATAACCGTTGATAGTTTCGCAAATATTGATTATCAATACGATATATTAGATGTAAAGCCAGAACTTCCTAGCGACATCCCAATATCAAAAGAATTAACAAACCTATCACCTTTAGGTAAAGAAATTTATACTCAAGCACTTAAAGCTGAACAAGAAAAACTTGATCATATAGCTGGTATCGGTTTCCGAAAATCCTTAGAATTTTTCGTAAAGGACTTTGTTATCTCTTTTGAATTAGAAAATAAAGATAAAGTTGCTAAAATGCCGCTGAAACAAGTTATTGATAACTATATTGACAATCAAAATCTGAAAACATTTGCGACTGCAACTGTTTATATAGGTAACGATGAAACCCACTATACTAAAAAACATAGTGATAAGGATATTCAAGATTTGAAAAAATTCCTTCATGGATTCTTGCACTATATGGAAATGCAACTTAATCTTTTGGATACTTATCAGCTTCTTGATAGGTGAGCATAGCATTATCGATTTTATCCAACTTCTCAGCAATATATGTCACGGTCCTCAATATCTCATTGAGGGCTGTTCTTTCTAGTTCGTTCATAGTCTTCTCCTCTAGCACCTAATTTTTGTGATTAGGTGTTTTTTGTCGCATAGCACGTTTTCTGATAGCTTTCCCCAAACAATCAGCTAGGTGAACCATACCAGGAATATTCCATCCCTTGATGGAAGCAATAGCTCCTAAAGCTTCATAATAGGTTTCTGTATGTGCCAAAACATCGTCAACCATATTTTCAAAATGTTTTTCAATGATTTCTTTGATGAGATCATTATTTTGTTTCTTTACATCCATCTTCCCCTCCTACTCCAGCACCTTACTGCCGACTACCAATCGTTTAACGACAACGTCCATCTCCTTAAATTCGGCATTCTCTGCACAGTAGCGGACGCTCTCGCTGATGATGTGACAAATAGATACTCCATACTCGTTCGCCAGCTCCGTAGCAATCTCCCAGGCATCTTTGTCAATCCGTGTTACTTTTTGCGCTGCGTTGTTCATACTATTTCCTCCTCGCTTATTTTCAATCATTCTTTTTAAATGACCACGTTTCGTGGTCTTGGGTCTGAAAAAATTTCGCCAATATCTTTCTCTAGAACATCAGCGATAATAAACATCTCATCAGATTTAAAAGCACGTTGTCCTCTTTCTTTCTGACGATATGCAGTTTCTGAAATACCAAGTTTTTGGGCTAATTCTTTCTGAGTAATGCCTTTTTCTTTTCTTAGTTGGTACAGATAAATTTGCACATTCCCACCCCCTTATCTAAATTCATCTAAGCTGATTTTCAGTGCATCAGCAATTTTACACATATTAGGCCATGAAAGGTATTTTACCTTTCCACTTTTCAAGTCAGAAAAGAAACTTCGATTAACTCCAGCCATCTTAGATAACTGATGTCCGTTCAAATTTCTTTCCTGCATTATTCTACTTAATTGTTTCCACATTTTACACCTCCAAAAACACTATATGTTGTTAAACAAATATATTTAATTTCGATATGTTGTGTTTTTCTGCTATCTATGTTATAATCATTCTTGACTAAGACCTCTCACCGTTTTAGTCAAAATTCCAATAGAAAGGAGGAAAACTATGAATTTAAATGAAATTCGTATCTTAGAGGCATTTCATAAATTTTTAATTGGTCTTACGGAATTTGAGGAAAAATTACAAAACGATTCCCTCGTCTACCGATTCCAAGATAAAAACATTACGTTTGTAACCTATCAAAAATACAGGAATTTATCATTTATCGATTTTAGATTAAGATATGATCGTCTAGATGACTCTATAACCTATATTGACGATAGAGAAGATTTGATAAATGCATTCCCTAGCCAACATGAACTAAGAGCGTTAGCTAGAGTATCAGATCCGGAACAAGCTCGTATTCAGATTTTTAAACTACTATTACAAGCTAATCTTGAAATACTAACTGAAAAAAATCCAAATGCCAAAAAAGATTATTTTGGTTACCAGTACCGTAATCTCGAAACAAAGGAATCATATCCAATTTATTTGTTCCCAGAAAATGCTAATTTTGAACTAGTTGCCATCATTTGATAGGATATCTACTTCAAAACGAAACATATTCAGCTTATGAGCAAGTTCTTCAAGCTCATGAGCTTTTTTATTAAACATTTTGACAAGATCGTTAAATTGATCCAAATTCGTAACATTTACTTTAACTTCAACGATCATTGAATTTTTAGCCATTCTTCTTACCTCCCCTTTATCTATAATCATCACTACAAATGATATTGCCAACACTAATATCTTTAGCTTCTAATCTTGTTGTCAGGTTTTCAAAATCAATAGAAATACTATGTGGTCTTAAAAGTTTTTCTACTAATTTAGGGTCTGCCTTTACAAAGGTGGACTCTTTTTTCCCACTATACGGATATCGTCTTGGTTTCATCTCCTCACCCCTTTTCAAATGTGGTATAATCAAAATAAAACGATTGGAGAAATCTTATGAATAATTTTAGTTTTATAGAAACACTTGCGATCGCTGCCATACCTGCCTTTGTTTCCGGTATATGGTCTTACATCGCTGCTAAAGGAAACAGCAAGCATGAAATTGATAAAATTAACATCGCACACTCACAAGAGCTTGAAAATATCGAAAATCAATTTAAACAAGATATGGAAAAAATGCAAAAGCAACACTCACAAGAGCTTGATTCGCTGAAACAAACTCACGAATTAAGATTACTTGAACTTGAAAAAGTATCTCAACTAGACACTCAAACTGACCAAGGTTTAAAGATAAATGACCTAATTTTTAAAGCTATTTCAGGAGAAATATCTGCAGATGCAGCAATAAAAAATATAAGCACTCTTAGTCAATTCGCGAACAAGCAACAACCTTCCAATCTTCAAAAACAATTTGTGAAAAAATTATCCAAGAAAAATCACAAATGATACTCTTTCTTGATACGCTCGATCTCAGAATCAAACCACGCTTTGTGGTTTTTTATTTTCTTTTTCAGATGATGCTTACCAGCTAAGTAAGCAATTAAATTCGTGATAAAACTAGCAATCATTGATATGCCTAGTATCGTAAGAAAAGATTCGTTCATCTTCCTACTCCTATTAGTAAAATTTTTGCTCTATTTGTATTTATTAGCAATTTCATCTATTGTATCTAAAACAAGTTTTTGCATCTTTTCTCGTGCTTGCAATTCATTGCGAAAGAAAGAATCAAGCATCTCGGTCAATCTATTCGAATATCCTCGCAATAGCATTACCGTTACCAAAAATGAAGTAATTACTGAGACGAGAACCACTGAAAAAACACTTTCCATTTTCCTACTCCTTATCCTTTTTATCACATCGGTATTCCACTATCTTACGGATAGTGAAAGATACAATCACAAATCCTGCTAGGATTATCAATCCAACATTTTCATCCATTGCTTTTCACGGCAAATGATGGTACACTATCAAGTAGAGGTTGGGGCTTCTGCCCCTTTCTCTACTTTTTGTTTTGAAGCTTACGTTTGTGTTCTAAGATTTGTTTGTGCCACAAACGTGCTTCTCTGGTTAAGCCTAGTACCAAGATGACGGTTGCAGTGTCCTTGGTTGCTAGGCTTTTTATGATGTGTTCCATCATTCGCCTTACCTCCTTTCCCTTAAGCTTGATTTAATTATAGCACACGTAACGTGGGCTGTCAATACTTTTTTTACGAAAACACAAAAAAAGTTTTCTTTTCGTGGGTTTTATGTTATACTTTACTTATGAAAACAGAAAGAGGTTTCAATCATGGATAAAGAACAGATTGCGATTGTTATCGGTGAAAAAATAAAACATTATAGACTTGCAAATGGTTGGACTCAACAAGAATTGGGTACTAAGATAGGTATAAGTAAAAATGCCATTGGCAATTATGAAAAAGGCTTTAGGTCTCCTAAGAAAAACACAATGTTTGATTTGGCAAATGCTTTTAATGTTTCTATCGATGACCTCTTTCCTCCAGTTCAAAAGGCTTCTCCTACCGATATCCAATCCATCTACGACCAACTAGAACCACCTAGACAGGTCAAAGTCCTGACCTATGCAGATAAGCAACTGAAAGAGCAGAAAAACGAAGAAGAAACGAAGATAAACGAAGTATCGGAAGTTATCAGCTTGTACCAAGTTGAGGTTGTATCTGAGACGGCAGCAGCTTCTGGATTTAACTACGGATTTGGGTACGACGATACAGACAGAGAGACTATAGAGGTTGACGAGCAACCACCACGTCACGATATTGCGACTAAGGTCAGCGGAGACTCCATGCAGCCTGACTACCAAGACGGAGATATTCTCTATTTAGTAGACAAAGGACTGACCACCTATAACGGAGACCTAGCAGTTATCGCATACGGAGACCGTTCTTACTTCAAAAAGATCTATACCGAAAACGGACGCTTACGCCTCGTATCACTCAATGACAAGTACGAAGACATCACCCTAGACTTCCCACCAGCCGAAGATACACACATCAAGATTTTCGCAGTAGTCGGGGAGTATAGAGAGAAATAAAACCAACTGTTTCCATTTTGGAAACAACTGCTTGACAGAAATTAAAAAAAGAAATACACTAAGA